GGCCAAGCTCTGTTGTTGGTATTCAGCCTCTATGCGTGTGCATGACTCCGGGGGTTGGGTGTGGATCAACGCTCCCTCGGTTAACACGGGGCGCCCTTTACGTTTCACCTTCGAGTTCACTCACAGCCCGAATCATTGGGAGGCTGGGACGCCCGCTGGTCATGTTTGCTCTGACCCGTTTCCTTACGCGGTTTGTCATGAGGGCTCCGCTGACCCCCCCCCCCGGATTCGCCCAAGCTGTTGGCTGCGGCGGTGACTGCGGAGGGAGAGATCGAAGTGTTGGCGCCCTTGCCACACACCACTTTGGACGCCGCTGATTCCGAGCAATCCGCGTGTAGATCCTTGCGGCGGCCCGTTGCTCTGACTCGGGCGGCGGCTTTAGACGAGGGAGTGCGGCACGAGGTCGTAGAAGAGCACGACGAGGGTCCTCGTAAGTCTTTCGGAGTTGACGCGATCGGCCTAGGATTCTACCAACCTGAGCTGAAGGGACAAGCAATTCCCCTCCGCGGTTTGTTCCCAAGTATCGGGGATGGTCCAGATGATGAGCGCTTCGAACCCGTTCCTGACGATATTCAGCTTGGACTCGACTCGGGTTTGCAGGTCGAAGAGAACGAGTTCATCGTCGATCATCCGGGCTCACAAGGTCATGAGCGTTTCGCGAACTTGTCCGATGCTCTCGAGACAGGTTTGCTTGCCGGCCCGGTCCTTCTCCGCACAAAGGTGCAAAGTCCGGTAGCTCTTGGGTATGATCCAGCTGCTGGGCTGAACTCTGTCGCCCCTTGGAATGAGCTCACGATAGGGCCTACCGACCCTTCTCTGGAGTATCGCGAGAGCTGCGGATTCGAAGTCGTTAGCTTGGCGACTCGACTTCCAATTGGGGAGCTTTGGGCTCACGTCGTCGACATGTATCCTGCGAAGCAATTGCTGGAATGGTTGCGCGACGGCACGACGGTAGTCTGGTTCGAGACAGTCGGGGTCACCTTGAATCTCAGGTTCAACATCAAGGGGCTGACGTCCATGAAGACCACCGAGTTCGGATGCGCGCGGCGCGGCAGTACCCTCGTGAATGTGCGTTACGACTCCGGGAAGAAGCATTGGTCTTATTTGACCGCCTCGCAGGACGTTCCTCCTCGTCGTTTGGGTTGTCTGCCCAAGGACCTGAAGGTTATGGCGTACTCCGAAGAGCAGTGCTACCCTGTTGGTGAGTTCGGCGACTTCTTGCGACGTATGGACCGCTTCCGCGACTCTCACGGCGACGCCATTGCTGGAGTTTGGGCCCCTCTCGACGTTTGCGGTAATGGATCAGGCGCGGACGAGCTGGCCAAGGCATTCGAGTCTGGCGAGTACGGACTGATGCGACGTATGGAAGGCGTCACCATCGCAAAGGGTACGGCCCGTCGCCTCAGAGCCGCGACCGAGAAGCAGTACACCAAGCGCATTTACGTGCGTTTGGTCATGGGCTTCGCGGGCTGCTCCAAGTCTCGACCGGTTCAAGAGTTCTTGATGCAAGAGGCTCACAGTGCTCGTAAGGGGATGTTTAAAATGGGCTTCCCCCGCGCGTTCT